GGCTTGTACGGCCATGTAGCTGTCAAGGATGTTATTTTGACACGGGATCCTTTTCTTCACGACCAGACACTCGAGGAGGCGAAGGCAAGATCTATAGCATACCTGAGGAAGCCCAGGTCAACATGCAAGTCCATGGCTCCATCAACCTTGCAGGCGAAAGATTTATACCTGGCCTACCGACTAGCGACGAACTCGACCAAGACCCCGCTCCCGTTGACGTGCTGATTCCGCCACTCAAAGCTGTTAGCGTCACAGCTGTTGACGAAGTCTTGCAAAAGGTCGCACCCACCAGCTCAGATCTATACGAGTTCAGAAGAGAGACGGGGTATACCAATCTTGGTAACCTCGGGACTAAGAGTTTAAGAATCAAGATGCGCCACCGACCGATCTTGGATCCATTCGCCAGCGGCGAGAAGAAAGTGATCAGCGTTGCGCGGTGTCGATCAAGAGCGCAGACGAATACTCTTGACCACTCGCTCCAAGCTGCTATTAGCCGGTACGCCACAGCCAGCTCTAAACTACCGCTAGACCAGTTTGAACCTGAAGTGCAACGTTTGACTAACGGACTGAATCAGTTCATCAAGATTCGAGAATTGGCCCAGATTACACCGGAAATGCTCGCTATAGCAGAAGCTGAGGCTTGCCAGAACATCGTGGCTAAGAAGAACCCGACTAGACAGGAGGAAGGCTTGTATGGATCAACCTCGTTTGCCACCAGCACTATCTCGTGCTTTAACAAACAGCAAGATAAAGCCGGACTTAAAGTTGAGACTTGGCTTCAAGGTAACGCGACACCAGCGGGCACTTACAAGTTCAAAGGCGGCCAACCGATCTCCGCCTCGCCAAAGACGATCAACCACATATGTATGGCTTACGTGAGATGCCTCGAACTTGAAATCATTCGGTGCCGCCGACCTGGCGTCCATCTACCAAACGGCACCAGCACCGAAGATTTCAAGAAGCGACTCGATGCTGACATAAGAGCTCTTCCAGCCGGCCGCTACCAGACGATCTGCACGGACATCAGCGAACAGGACACGACAAAAACAGCAGCCGTACACGAGCTGGTCAAACGCTTGTTTCGCATCGTCGGAACTCCCGAGCACGTTATAGACATCCTCTTTAGCACTATACGTGCTTGGGCAGCGCGCGGACTTGACTACACACTATGGACCTTGGATGCGTTTCAGAGCGGCACGGCTATGACCTACCTCAACAACACAATCGACAACATGGCAAGAGTCGGGAGTGCGTATAGCGTAGCTGCGCCGTTCGTTGCAGGGTTCAAAGGTGATGATGGTTTCATACGCTCTCAACAAGTGACGAAGATCCACAACTTCAAAGAGCTTAAAGTTGAAGAAGGGGTCACCGGAACTTTTGTCGGATATTTAGTCGGTGACGTCCTCACGATCGATCTTCCAAGATTGGCA